AACCCGTATCCAGCTGAATAAACTTATAAACTTATATAAATAATATAGTAGATGCCATTAGGGTCTACTAAACCCGTCCGCACTGGACATAACAACTCGCTTAATAGGAGAGAACAAATGCTAACACAACAATTTTCAATCGGAATGGATAAGGCGCTTAGTCAGTTAGAAGCCCTTTCTCTAACCAACAATCCCAAATACCCGCCATATAATATTGTAGCAGTTTCAGACGCTAAATATAATATTGAAATCGCTTTAGCAGGATTTGCTAAGGAAGATTTATCTGCGGAATATGCGGATTCAATGCTAACAATCAAATCAGAACGGCTGAATGAACTAGAGCCTGAATATCTTTATAAGGGAATCTCTAATAGAGCATTTAAAAAAGAGTTTAAACTTGCAGATGATATTGAAGTTGGTGAATTTAAATTTCAAGACGGATTACTTACAATCAGTCTAGAAAGAATTATTCCTGATTCTAAGAAACGCCGTGAATTCTTAATTCAGTAATATTAAACCCTCATCGGACCTAAAATCTGGTGGGGGGGTTTACAACTACAGAATAATGTAGTATAATAGTATTAAGAATTAAACAATTAATTAATTATCAAGGTGAACTATATAATGAAACTTTCAAGTAAAACCCTAGAGTTATTAAAAAACTACTCTACAATTAACACAAACTTCTACTGTCCGGGCGGTTCAACTATCAAGACCGTATCTGTAATGAAAAATATTTTAGCGAAAGCTAAGGTAGAAGAAGACTTTCCAGAGTTTGGAATTTATGATCTTTCAGAATTCCTATCAGTGCTATCTCTCTATGAAGGTGATGCCAAGCTAAACTTCTCGACAGAGTATGTTGACATCACATGGGACTCAGTTCCAAACACAAATATTAGATTCCACTTTGCCTCTAAGAAAATCTTAACTATTTCTGACAAAGATATTCCTGAAAGTAAAACTGAAGTTGAGTTTGAATTGACTTCTGCAATGCTTCGAGATGTGATTAAAACTGCGGCAGTTCTTCAAGTATCTGATATTGTTCTTCGTTGTAATACTGTTGATGTTGAGTTTGGTGTTATGGATAAAGCTCTCAAAAACAATAATACAGCGATGACAAAACTTCAAGGAATGGACACCTCAACTGCATATGAATATCACTTCAAAGCAGAGAACTTAAAAATGCTACCAGCAGACTATACTGTTAAGATTTCGGCTAACGGTGCGGCATACTTTAAATCAACAGAAAATGAATATTGGGTAGCCTTGGAAGGATAGTTTATATTATAGAGAGGTTATATTATGAGTAATTTATGGGTTGAGAAGTACAGACCATCTGTGATTGATGATTGCGCTCTTGAAGACAAAATGAAAAAAGTCTTCAAGGAGTTTATTAGGGCTAAGAATATTCCAAACCTAATGCTTACAGGTACAGCTGGTATAGGTAAGACAACCGTAGCTAAAGCGCTTTGTGAGGAGATGGATTATGATTATGTAATGATTAATGCTTCTGAGTCTAGAGGTATTGATATCATTCGTAATGATGTTCGTCAGTTTGCTTCGTCTATGTCGCTGACTGGAAATGGTAAGGTTATTATTCTTGATGAAGCAGATTCATTAACTCCTGAAGCGCAGAAGGCAATTCGTGGGGTCTTTGAGGAGTTTCATCATAACTGTCGGTTTATTCTGACATGTAATTACAAGAATAAACTCATTGAACCGATTCATTCGAGGTGTTCTGTCATTGATTTTGCTATTACACCGAAGAACAAACCAGTTCTTGCAGAAAAGATTTTACAGAGAGTTAAGTATATCTTAGCTGAAGAGAATGTGGAATATGATATCATGGTTATTGTTAAACTAATCATGAAGTTTTTTCCAGACTTCCGACGATTAATTAACGAACTTCAACGGTATTCTTCAGTAGGTAAGATTGATCAGGGTATTCTCTCTTCTGAGAAACTTGAAATGAAGAATCTCACAAGTTTCCTCAAGAAGAAAGAGTTTACTAATGTAAGGAAGTGGGTAGTTGATAATCTAGATAATGAAACTGATGCAATCTATCGAGGTGTTTATGATGGGTTATATGATTCACTTGAACCTCAGTCTATTCCAGAGGCAGTAGTTATTATTGCAGAGTATCAGTATAAATCAGCATTTGCAGCTGACCTTGAAATTAATATTCTTGCGGCTCTTGTTGAAATTATGTTAAGGTGTAATTTTAAATGAGTGGATTGGCAGAGTGGTTAAACTCCATTAATCATAAAAAGAATGATATCCGCATTGATAATCCTGATATCAAGTATGATGCCTTTATTATTAATAAATGTCTTTCTGGTTCTATTGATACATTGTTTCCTGCGAATGAGATGAATATAAATCATCATCTTGATTGGGATATGCAATATGATTACTTGCTAAATTCAGTAACTAAGAAGAAACGGTTTGCAAAGTGGGTCAGGCAGGAAGAAGACCCTCGACTTAAAGTTGTAAAAGAGTATTATGGATATTCCTCGAAGAGGGCACGTGAGGTTTTAGATCTGATAAGTGACGAAGATTATAAAACAATTTTAGATGATATGTATAAGGGTGGGACAGTTTAATTTAATATAAATACTTATATTACTGAACTATAACATTCATTAGGGATAGACAATGGGCGAAATTGATGATCTACTAGAAATTAAATTTTCTGAAGCAGATGATTTTTTAAAGATTAAAGAAACACTAACCAGAATTGGAGTGGCTTCAAGAAAAGATAATAGACTATATCAATCTTGTCACATTCTACATAGGCGAGGAAGATATTTCCTTGTCCATTTCAAAGAGTTATTTAAACTCGACGGAAGACCTTCTGATATTTCTGATAATGATTTAGAGAGACGGAATGCAATTGCAAAACTCCTGTCTGAATGGTCTTTATTAACTATAGTATCAGAATTAGGCAATACAGCTCCAATGAACCAAATCAAAGTTATATCTTTTAAAGATAAATCAGAATGGGAATTGGTTTCAAAATATAATATAGGTGGAAATAAATAATGGCTATTGAAATTTTAAGATTAAGAAGTGGCGAAGATATTATGTGTGATATCTCTGAAGAAACTACGGCAGAGTATTCTGTAGAAAACCCTGCAGTTATTATGCCAATGGGCAGAACAGAGGGTGGCGCGGTTCAAATTGCATTATCCCCTTGGATGCCATATTCAACCTCAACTACATTCACTATTCCAAAAGATTTTGTAGTTACTTCAGCATTTCCTTCAGAGGAAATTGCAGGAACTTACGCAGAAATGTACTCTACAGTATTTGTTCCAAAACAGCAGATTCTAATGTAGGTTTACAACGGGTAGAAAATATGTTATAATATATGTATAATTTGAGGAAATACTAATTAATGAGTTTTTATACAAATGTAATACAACAGAATGGTAGGATTTATACTCGAGGTTACGATGACGGGAAACAATATTTCTCTAAACTGAAATATAAACCGTCATTATGGGTCGATGGTCCTGGAGAATATACATCACTTCGAGATGGTAAGTCTTTAACTAAAAAGACTTTTGATTCTATATCAGAAGCATCTCAATGGAAAAGAGAAACTGTTAAAGAAATCTTTGGGGATTTCCAGAACAGTTACAAATATATCTCTGAGACTTTTGACTCAGAGGTTGAATACTCAACGGATAATATACGAGTTCTCAACTTCGATATCGAGTGTGACGCCCCACCAGAAGGCGGATTCCCATATCCAGAAAAAGCTAATGGTGAAATCAATGCCATTACAGTTGAATATAATAACAACTATTATTCATTCGGCTGTGGAGACTACACACCAAAGAACGAAAATTCAAAGTATATAAAATGTAAAGATGAAGTAGACTTATTAACTAAGTTTGTTGACCTCTGGACATTTATATCACCTGATGCCATTACTGGTTGGAATATTGAGTTCTTTGATATTCCCTATATTGTTAACCGAATAACAAAAGTTATATCCGCATCGATGGCGTCTAAGCTAAGTCCTTGGGGTGTGGTAAAAGAAACTAAACTTAAATCCATGTATGGAAGGGAGCAACAGTCTTATGATATCGCTGGTATATCAACTCTCGACTATGTTGCTCTTTATAAGAAGTTTACCTATGGTTCGAGGGAATCTTACTCACTTAACAATATTTCATTTGAAGAACTTGGTGAAAAGAAATTAGATTATTCTGAGTATGATAATATCTTTAATCTGGCAGAAAAGAACTACGAACTTTTTATTGATTATAATATTAAAGACGTTGAATTGGTCAGACGACTTGATGATAAACTGAGACTCTTTGATTTAGTTTATATGATTGCATATAAAGCTAAGTGTAATTATACAGATGTTCTTGGGACATTAAAGGTATGGGATGTAATTAGTTATAACCATCTCCTATCTAAGAATATCATTATCCCACCTAAGACTAATGACATCACCCGTGACTTTGTTGGGGGTTATGTTAAAGAATCGATTGCAGGGAAGCATAAGTGGGTAATGTCGTTCGATTTAACATCACTGTATCCTCACTTGATTATGCAATACAATATCTCACCAGAGACACTTAAGCGTAAGATACAGGATATTACAGTCAACACACTTCTTGAGAAGTCTGTGGATACTTCAGAACTGTTAACTAATAACGAAACATTAACCGCAAATGGAGCTGTCTTTGATACAGAGAAACTCGGATTCATTCCTGAATTGATGGAAATATATTTCAAGGAACGTAAAGAGACCAAAGCGGAAATGTTCAAGACCTCTGATAAAGCAATGAAGTTAAAGCTGCACACTAAACAGATGGCCCTTAAGATTTTACTTAATTCTCTTTACGGTGCTCTTGGAAATCAATACTTCAGACATTTTGATGTTAATATGGCAGAGGCTATTACAACATCAGGTCAACTCTCTATTCGATGGATTGAAAGAGCGATGAATAAGTATATGAATAAGATTAACTCGACCGACTCTATCGATTATGTTGTGGCAATGGATACAGATTCCATATATGTCACATTTGAATCTATCGTACAGAAGATAATGCCAAACTCATCTATCCCGGAAATTACTGATACACTTGACAAGATTGGTTCAGAGCAAATTCAACCGTTCATTGATAATTCGTATAAAGAACTTTCTGAGTATCTCCATACTTATTCACAATCTATGCATATGGATAGAGAAAACATTGCAGACACTTCAGTATTCTTTGCTAAGAAAAGATATATTATGAATGTGCTTGATTCTGAGGGTGATAGATATGACGAACCGAAGATTAAAATGATGGGAATTGAAGCTATTAAATCTTCTACTCCATCTGTTTGTAGAACTGCACTTAAAGAGTTTATTAAGATTATCTTGAATGGCACTGAGGGAGAGGCACAGACCTTCTATAAAGACTTCAAACAGAAATTTAAAGACGCAGATTATGTCGATATATCATTTCCGCGTTCTGCAAATAATCTTAAAAAGTTCTATGATTCAACTACCCTCTTCTCCAAAGGAACTCCAATTCACGTGAGGGGTTCATTACTTTATAACTTTGCAATTGAACAGCTTGGGTTAAAAAATAAGTATAACTATATTGAGGATGGCACGAAGATTAAGTTTTGCTACTTAAAGATGCCAAACCCAATGAAGTCAAATGTTATTGCTGTTCCTACTGTACTGCCACCAGAACTTGAACTTGCGGAGTATATTGATTATGACCTTCAGTTTGAAAAGGCCTTCCTCCAACCAGTAGAGAACATGCTTAAAGTTATTGGATGGAATCCAGAGAAAAGAAATACCCTTGAAAGTTTATTCGTATAGGGGTTTACTATTAGCCACATTTGTGGTATAATAGTATTATATTACAGAGAAGGATACACATGAGTTTATTAGATAGAATGAAAAGTAATTCGAAAATCAAGCTAGCAGCAGTGATGACCGAATCCAAAGTATTAAAACAATCACCTCCAATTTCAACATCAGTTCCAATGATTAATGTTGCATTATCAGGTTCAATGGATGGTGGTATCACATCTGGATTAACTGTTCTGGCTGGACCGTCTAAACATTATAAGACCAGTTTTGGTTTATTGATGTTAAAAGCATATCAAGACGAACACCCAGATTCAATTACACTATTCTATGACTCTGAATTTGGTTCACCCCAATCATACTGGGAATCATTTGGTATTGATATGGGTAGGGTGCTTCATGTCCCTATTAAGAATGTGGAAGAACTTAAGTTTGACTTAATTACTCAACTTGAAGATATTGGTAAAGATGATAAAGTCTTTATTATGATTGACTCTATTGGAAATCTGGCATCTAAGAAAGAGATTGATGATGCTAAAGATTCTAAATCCGTTGCTGATATGACACGAGCTAAACAGATGAAATCGTTATTCCGTATGGCAACACCATACCTAACAATGAACGATATCCCACTAGTTGCAGTGAACCACACTTATGCTACAATGGAAATGTTTTCCAAGCAAGTAGTATCTGGTG